CTACTTGCTGGGTTTGAGCGTCCGTAACGCCAGCATTATACGAAACAGGCAGGGTAACTATATCAACATTACCAATGTTATTATCACCAGCAGGGAGTGCAGTATCAACCGTTGTGGCTGTTACCATTGCGCCAGAGGGGTTAACTTTTACGTTGACGTATCCTCCACCCCCTCCGGTGGTTTCTCCCGTAATAATGCTTCTATTGAGCTGTGCAAACATGTTACCATTAACAGTCTGACTTAGCGTGTACAAGGAAGAGTTAGTGAGTGTAGATTTGAAAATTGTTTGTAGTCTAAAGAACGTTTGAGGAGTTGCTCCGTTCGTATAAACTATACGAGCAAACTTATACTCTACGTTGAATATATACCCGACTCCAGTAGTTCCCGTGTAGGTTGTGGAGTGGGAGTGGTCCCAGTTGGTTCCATCTGTAGAAAACTCTACTTTCACCCCTCCAGTAGCAGATGCTACGTCAGATCTTACGTTAACATTAATTGCTACATACCCAATTACGTTAAATGCTGCTCCAGTAAATACCCCGTTAGCAAGTAGTGGAGATGTGCTTGAGTTCGTTGCGTCCTCAACCCCGGCTACTTGTGTTGAAGTGATTGTTCCGGAGATTGGCAAGGGTGACTGATCTGACGCCACCACTACTGAAAGTGAGTTTGCGCTAGTTGTTTGACCAAGTGTTGCTGGGAGTTTACCAGACATTCCAGACAGGGTAGATTCTGTTGCTGCTCCAGAAGGAAGCGGTAAGGAGGCGACACTTACTGGCTGAGTTACTCCAGAATTATCTACAAGCAACCGAGTGGAGGATACTGTCAAGTTAGCTGGTAACTTTGTATCTATGTTGGATAGGCTGGTGTTGCCTGTGGTTTGTAGCGCCGAAGTAGAGGCATCGGTTGGCAGTGGAAGTGCTGCTGCGCTTATTGGCTGAGTTACAGCAGAGTTATCTACTTTAATTGCGCCCGAGGCACTGACAGAGGCTCTTTGACCTCTTGTTGCAGCGTCTTCTATTACTAAAACCTGAGCGCGCTTGCTATCAACGCGAGCAGCGGCAATATCGTTTTCTGTTAATGTAGTGCCCGCTACTTCGTCAAAAACGTATCCGGCAGCATTAACGCGAGTTGTACCATCGGTAAATGCGGCATTGTCTACTAACGTAGCATCTGCAATATTACTCAAGTGTCCATTTGAGGTTACTTGATTGGCTGCAGTGGACGCTCCAGTTGGCAAAGATACTGTGCCTGAAATGTTGGAGATATCCCATGTTCCAGATTGTGATGCTGGTATGGCTGATTGATCGGAAGCTATTACAACAGGGGCTGAGTTCGCCATGGTCTTTTGACCAAGCGAATTGAGTTTACCATTTATACTAGATAGAGTAGTTTCGGTAGCGGCGCCCGTTGGAAGTGGTAATGCGGAAGCTGATACTGGTTGAGTAACTCCAGAGTTATCGACAAGAAGCCTAGTTGCGGCTACTGTAAGATTTGCTGGGACTTTTGTATTAAGTGCCAGTAATGTAGTTTCAGTGGCAGCCCCAGTTGGCAAGGGGAGACTGGACGCAGAGATTGGTTGCGTAACTGCAGACCCGTCAACAACTAAGCCGTTAACGCTAGTAGTTAATTTTGTATCTATGGAAGAGAGACTACTGTTACCTGTGGTTTGTAGAGCAGAGGTAGATGCTCCAGAAGGAAGTGCGCTAGAAAGAACGTCAACTTGGAGTTCTCCATTTGCGTCTGTCTTAAGTGCTCTGTTTGTGGTCCCATCATTTCCAAAAACAGCAACAGAGTCGCTGCTTTGGCTCAGCTCAACAGAAAGAGCAACACCTGACTTAACGTTAACGTCTAGGGCGTTACTGGTGGAGCCGATTACGTTTCCAGAACCGTCCGCAATCTGTGTTTTCTGACTGCCGTTTGTTTGGTTGGCGCTAGTAGCAGCTCCGCTTGGCAAAGGAAGGGCGCTCGCTGAAATTGGAACCGGATTGCCCGTATCGTTACTTATTTCTACTTCGTTCTGAACAGTGATTGTTCCGGAAGTAATAGTAATAGAGCCGTTTCCTCCGATATCAACGGGAACTCTGCCTCCGGAAAGAGCCGGAAGCTTTCCGTCAATGGAGGATAGGCTTGTATTGCCGGTGTCTTGCTTAGCTTCAGTAGATACTCCAGTAATTGTCGTAGTTACCGTTCCGCTTATTGGAATAGCGGATTGATTTGTGGCAATTACTACTCTCTGTGTTGTTGCATCAGAGTTTCCAGAATCAAAGGATACTGGGAGTGTTGCGATATCAACATCCCCGATATTATTAGTTCCAGCAGGGAGTGCGCTTGTAACAGCGACGTTTTGTGTTGCTGGGAAATTAGAAACAGATACAGACCCTGATACTGGCTGAGTAACGCCAGACCCATCTACTAAAAGTCTAGTAGAATTTACTGTAAGATTTGCGGGTACTTTTGTATTTAGGATTGATAGGGTGGACTCGCTGGCAGCTCCGGTGGGCAGGGGCAAAGAGGCTGCACTTATTGGTATTGCTGTTTGATCCGAAGATATGGCAACGGGGGTAGAACTAGCCATTGCCTTTTGACCCAAAGAACTAAGCTTTGAGTCTATGCTAGAAAGGCTAGAATTGGCTGTAGATTGATTTGCCGAGGTAGCAGCACCGTCTGGTAAGGGTAACGAAGCTGCGCTTATAGGCTGTGTTACGCCTGAATTATCTACCAACAGGCGAGTGGCGGTAACTGTAAGGTTAGCCGGAACTTTAGTGTCGATGCTAGAAAGGCTAGAATTAGCTGTTGTTTGGTTAGCTGAAGTGGCTGCGCCTGCTGGTAGCGGTAGAGATGCTGCAGATACGGGAACAGGGCTACCTACGCCATTGTTAACTGTGACAGAGGGGGTGCCGACATCTACGGGAACTTTACCAGACACTAGGGCTGGAGTTTTATCGTCAATAGATGTAAGTTTAGTAACTTGAGTATCTTGCTTGGCTTCAGTAGAAGCGCCAGAGGGGAGTGGCAAAGCTACTGCCGATACTGGTATGGCATTGCCAACATCATTCGTAATCTCAACCGTACCGCTGATACTGCTAATGTCTACCGGAACCTTGCCTCCAACAAGAGCTGGGGTTTTAGCATCAATGGAAGCTAGGCTGGTATTGCCGGCATCCTGCTTGGCTTCTGTTGCTGCGCCAGTTGAGACTGTTGAAGAGGAGATATCTTGGTCAAAGGATGTTGCGATTACTTTAACTGCTGTCCCAGTAGAGGCATATACAGTACAGTCGATTTCTATTTCTTCGTAAGTGGCTACGGTAACAGTGGTGCTAGCGGAGCCGGTGATTGTTTGTAGTGTATTAAACGCGGATTGACCTTTAATACGACCGCGTACTACGATAGCGTTACTAACGCCTGCACCTTCGACAACTAGTCTGATAACTAAATCGTCGGTAATATCGAATACCCCAAGTGAACCGGAGGATTGTATCTGCCTATTGAGTCCCATTTTTATGTTCACAACTATTCCTTATCGTTCATTTTTTTAGAAAGAGATCGACCAAAGTAAAGTGATGCACAAATAATAAGGAGCTGGAGAGTATTCTCAACGTCAACTCCGTCTACTACTTTAGCAAACTTATTAATAAGAGCAAAGATACTAAGGATAAAAGAAATTATAAGAAGACTAAGTGAAACACTAGGAAGCTTAGTGATAGGGTCACGCAGGAATACTAGAGGAGCACCCTTGTCCTGTAGTTCTTTTATAAGCTCTTTGAGCTTCTCTAACATTCCCAAGCCTTTCTTGACCAGTAGTTAGCGCTAAGCTTACCGTTTCCGCCTTTAATTCCACCAGAACGAGCACAGTATGATTTCTTCCGAGCAGCTATGCTTTTCTTTATTTTCATTACGGGGTCGCCAAAACGTACAATCTTCTCTTTGCCCTGATCGCAAGCCTTAACTACAAACTTCTTACGCTCACCAGGAGTGCGACGAGGACTGTTGCATTTCAGGGTTTCGCGTAAGTTTTTAAATTTCATTTTACACGCTTCCTTAATTTTTCAAATCGCACACTACCGTACTGCTTGCCTTCTCTTGTAGCTTTGTTTTTATCAGCTACCGCGCGTTTCTTTTGCGAAGGGGTAAGCTCTTTCCAAGTACGAGGAGTTTCACTCGTGACTCGCTTAGAGGGGCGACACTTGGGGACTGACTTAAGTTTACCAGAGCCGCACTCATTGCCCTTCTGATCTGTCCACTTTTCAGCGAAACCAGCGCTTCAGTCTAGATTTAGACACAAAGCACCCCCTTTGTTTTGTATCCACAATTCTTAGGCAATTGCTTAAATCCGTGAAGTTGATAATCTGTTAAAAACGCAAACTGTAAATTTCTAAATGTATGTCTTGTTCCTGATAAAACTCTTGTAAGACAGTTTTGTCTACAGTTTAATAATTTTGCAGCCATCTCCACAGATTCATATACTGTACCTTTGCTGTCAATAATTTTATCTGTATGATATTTTTCATTATAACAAGAACGATCTAGTTTTTTTCTATACTCAGGGTCTTCTTTAAATCTAGCTTTTAGTCTTTCCGAACATCTCTTTCTATATTCTTTACATCTAGTGTGAGAAATATGTGATTCCCTATATGAAGGATTTTTCCACATTTCTTTGGTTATCATACTTAAGTTTAAATTGCGTTCAAAAGTCGCACGGTTACCTTCTCCTCCCATTGTCATATTATATCGAGGATTTAAAGTTTTAATAAAATATCTTTCCATATCTTTTAGGTCTTCATAAGTAAAGCAACACATAACCTCTGCGAATGTGAAAGTATCAAATCCGTATTTCCGAATCGCTTTACCAAATACATAGTTTGTCTTGCTGGTATGGTACTTGTGTTCTTTTAATCTTTGCGGAAAATTTTTAGTCATACCAACATAAACAAGTTCGGAATTGTTTTTATAAACTGCGTAAATAATCACTTGTAAGTGCCTCCACGCTTCTTGTACGTTTTTACTATCCATGCACTTGCGTAAGCAGAAGGGAATACTCGAAACTTATTTTTAGCTTCTAGTTTTACTCTTGCGTACAATTTCGGATCAGCCGGTTTGTTCATTTACCATCCTTCTTCCGTAGTTTCTTACGAAGATCGGAAAAGGCGGCAGATTTTGCATACCGCTTACGTGCTTCGATTTCCGCAAGCATCATGTTTTCTTCTTCGGCACTACCAGCCTCCGAAGGGCTGAGGGCTTGCTGTGCCGCAAGTGCTGCTAGCCCAATTGGACCGGCAGCCGCTCCGGCTCCTAGTCTGGCAGCAGCTGGTCCTGCTAAATCCACAACATCGCTAGCTGCCTGTTCTGCTGCCATAGCGGGGTCTCCAGACATTAATCCGTAAGCTGTACCAGCAAGAGGAATAATTCCTGCTTTTTTACCAAGACGCTTAAGAAGAGACTCTTTTCCAAGTCCTACTTTTTTCGACATGTCTGGAAGCTTAGATTGATTTAATTCCACCCCACTACTAGAACCTCCAGATATTCGCACATTTTCGCCACGATTGAGTTTACTTAGCGTATCTCCATACTGTTGTTCTAGGTTAGCAACTTTATCGTTAAACATTTTCTTTAAACGAGAAAGCTGGTCAACAGATGCGCCAAGGTTTTCCATCTTAACTCGCTGAGTCTGGTACATCTCTGCCAGTTTATTTTTCTGAGCTTGTAGTTCTCTTCTGTCAGACATACGTATCCTTGTTTATTCAGAACAGGCTTTGCAACCAAGCTTCTCTTTGAGTTTTTTGAAGCGTTTCTTTGGAGTAGACTTAATAAACTCGCGAGCTACCTTCTGGGATACTCCAGTTTCTTTGGCTACTTGAGGGTCATTAGCGGCTGCATACATAAGACGTTGTTGCGATTTTGATATAATTGGCACAGTATACTCCTATTCCACAACAGAGGCTCTTGCGGCTTGTCTTTGTTGCAAAAGGTCTTGAAATTCCAAATCGGTAAGACTGGTGGCGACTCCGGCATCTAGTTGGTCGCGGTGTCTGTGAACTTTCCAATCAGAATTGGACAAAAACTCTCTAGCAACTTTATTGATTTCCGCCTGACTCTTGCTGGCGCTACTGATCTCAATTAGATCAAATAACTCATCAACACTTGGAGCTGGGATATTTGCAAATCTCCAGCCGTTGCCACCTTTCAGAAAAAGCTCAAGATTAAGACTATCATCAGGTTCAGCTGCTTCTTGGGTCTTGAGATATTCACCAATCAAGTAAGCTGGGTCGTTTGCTATTACAAGCTCTCGCTTAAGGCTTTCAAGCGAAGGAAGAACTTCTTGGTATGTCTCTTGAACAATAATCGTCTCTTCCCATGCGGGGATTGCTGGAGTTACTTCCACTTCCCCGTCCATAACCGCTGGAACTTCCTCGTGGTAAATAACTTGCTCAACGGGGCGAGTTTTATCCAGAGCAGCAAGAACTTCGCCGTCAAAGGAGAAGTCTACGTCCTCGACAAAACCTTTAGATTGTAATAGTTGGATAATCATAGGGGTTCCTACTTAATTTTTTGATTTATCTTGTTTTCAATCATGTATACTGTGTACTGCATACTAATCTTTAATTTTGGTAATTTGAACTTGAGTATAAATTTCACTGTCACCAAAGCTACAGTTAATTCCATATCCAATCGTTGCTACAGTAAAAGCAACTCGATGTTGGATTTCAAAAGTTTTAGGTGAAGAAATTGTTATAGTTCCTCTTCCTATACTTTGAGTTGTAACTTGTGCTGAGTTATCTCCACCACCCGCTGTTCTTATATACATAGACTGACCGACAATTGCATCGGTTGAATCGGTTACATTTCGCAATTTAGCTTTATGGGACTCACAGTGTGCAGCAGGGGCAGCAAACTCTATGTAATATTCACCCTTACTTAGCACGAACTGGTTTGAAGCAAGGCTTGTTACAATTCCAGTTGGGTCAGACAAGGTGTTAAGTGTTCTAGTTTGGTAAGAACCAGCAGTTGCGGTTCCCCCATCCGTCGCACTTGCTTTAACGTCGCTAATCGTAGCAATTCTCGGCTGGAGCAGAGGAACCCCGGTCAGTGCGGGAGACTTGGAAGCGTTAAAAGTTACATAAACTTGAGTCCCATTTCCTGCTGAGGTATTGTCTTCAAAAGAAATTCCCCAACTAGTTACTGTTCCAAATGAGGATGAGCATGTTGTAAGGAATAAAACCCCGGTGCGTTCGTTATAAGTAAAAGGAATTCCTGAAGCGCCTACGCCTTCGGAGTTAGAACCAAAAACAGAACCTGCCGTTGTTTTTCCTGAAAGTCTATACACGTTAGCAGAAACGCCCTTAAGTCCTTTACCAATCTGAATAGCAAAGGCTCCTGGAGTTGCTGCCGCGACGGCAGTGCCGGTTACTCCTAGCATAGTCAAAATTCCGTTAATATTCATATCGGAAGTTGTTTGTGTAGGAGCTGTGGTAGTTTGTGTCAGAACGTTAGATGCTCCCTTACTAAACGTAATAAACGTCCCAACTGGAGCATTGGCAAGAGTGGACAGCGTGTAGGTAGCAGACCCGGCGTAAGTGAGCAATGCGGTGTCGGTAGAGAATGACTCGGTGGGAGAGACAAGTTGATTGGGAACAGCATCCCACCCTACAACTGGAATCCCTTGAATTGAAATGTTGAAAAAGTCAGTGTTGGCAAATGTAAATGGCGAGGTTGGGTTGACCGCGTTAAGCGCCGTCCCGTAGCTAAAGCCGAAACTTGTTGCGTTGTTATATACAGCCATAACTGGAGTATAGCTGGCGGTCCCGGCGTCACGAAGAAAACCCGACGAAACATAGACGTAGTTTGCCGCTGCTCCGGGTATCTTTGCCGAATCAACTACAATTGCAGCACCATTGAATACCGGCATATCAATGTAGAGCGTCGCTCCAGACGGTGTCCCGGTTAGGACCCCATAAACGCGCAGGTCCATGCTATCGCCGTTTCTCCGAGCAGCTCCGGTCAGCGTGAGGTTTGTCCACGTTGACGTCAGAGTTACTGGCTGCCATCCCGTAGTGTTTGGCAAAGGAATGTTAACAAACGGGGTGACGTTTACGCCGGTAACGTTGGGCTTGCCGACTTTGGACATTGTGAAACTAACTCGACCGTTTACACCAACACCAGTTCCTTGTGCTTGGGCACGAATAACGTCCCCGGCAACAAGGTATCCCTGCCAAGATGAGGTTTCAGCAAAGTTTGCACCCGCAGAGCTTGAAGTAGCGAGAACTTCAGCCCTTGGTAAAGACTCAATATTAGTGGTCAAAGATGATGAGTTTTTGCTAATCCCCAATGAGGAAACTGCACTGAATTCATCTGTGTAAGTGATGTTGTAAATACCGTCAGATTTGGCGGTAAAGCTTGCGCCGTTAGTTGCGGAATCAACATATTCTACGTCTACGCCAATGTTTTCCCGGACGTTTGAGAATCTGCGGATGCGCGTCCCGGTTGATCCGTAACCATTTGCTGTGTCTACGCGAACAGAGGAGTCGGATTGACTAAACTGTGGCAGAGTGTTGGAAACGGAAACTTGAATGTCTTGTTCTTGGAAGAAGACATAAAGCTGGTTTCCTCCATAAGCGGTG